TATTTTTTAGGAGCGTTTTTTCAAGAAAAAGAAGTTTTATTAGGAACAAAAGATGTAAATCAGATAACAAAATTTTAGATTATGAAATATTATAAAATAGATATTAAATCTCATTTTCCAGAATTAGGAAGAATAGCAAGTAGCGCTGAAGGTAAAAATGTGCCTGAAAAAGAGTATTTTTATAGAATAGGAAAAAGGGAAATTATTGAAAACACTCCCATTTTTGATTATTTTGTTTTAAAAAGCTTTGATAAAGAAAAATACTGGGAATGGGCTTTGTTTGAT